GGACCTGCCATTGGGATTACGGTCGCTGGCTCGGTGAGCTGGGCTGGGAACCGGAGGCATTGACATGACCACGCCCGAAGTAAAAGCAATCCTTGCTGGCCTGCCAGATCTGAGCGGAGCCCCTAACTACGTCGAGGCCGAATCGGCCTATGTTGTCGAGGGCCCTGGTGGTGTGAAGTTCTTTGGTAACGAGGTGTTCGACGAGATCTACAACCCCGATGAAGGGCGAAACGAGCCGGTGGCCCGGTACTGGAAGTTCCACGCCCAGACCAAGGAGTTCAAGGGCGGACCGTGGATCTTGACTCAGCCTCAGTTTGACCGACTGGCCCCGCATTTGGAGGTTAGCAATGGCTGAATCGACCTTGAATCTTGATTACAGCGACCTCATGAACCTCGTGGGGCACTTCCTGTACGGTGAGCAGCAGGCCGAAATGAGCACAGAGCATGAGCGGCAGGCCGATAATGCTGTCCAGGCCGGCTACCGTGGGCTCCTGTACCCCAAAGCCGCCCCGGGTATCGAGGCTGGCTACGAGTGGAGCTTCCTGCAGCATGTGGCGACGATCACGACCGTGGCCGACGCCGGGGATCAGGATCTACCCGACAACTTTGGGCGCCTCATCAACGGATTCACCTTTGCGGCCAATGCCCAGAAGTGCCCGGTGGTTGCCGATGTGGGTGAGGGTAAGATCCGGCACCTACGGTCCTCCATGTCGGAGACCGGGGAGCCACGGGTGGCCGGGATCAAGTACAACGCCACCTACGACGGCACCGAGAGCATCAGGAAGCAAGTTCTCTGGTATCCGACCCCGGACGACGCATACGAGCTTTCCTACCGCTACGAGGTTCAGATGCAGCGCCTCACGGAGGCGAACCCGTACCCGGTTGGCGGTCTGAAGCACGCCGAGACCTTGCGGCTGTCCTGCTTGGCCGCGGCAGAGGCTATCGAGAACGATGGGCACAGCACCCACCGGGACGACTTCATCGCGGCCCTGGCCGCGTCGATCAAGAGGGATAAGGCCGAGGCCCCGAAGTTCTACGGGCGTATCGGCAGGCGACGGGATGAGGGATCGGTTGACCCCGATACCTACTATGGGAACTACTCGCTCAGGGTGAGCGGCGTAGACATTCAAACATGAAGGAGGCAGTAGCTTGAGTAAGAAGACGAAGAAGCTCATTGTGGGGATCGCCATGATCCTCGCCGCCATGGCTGGAGCCGCGATTGCGGTCTTCGACGATGATCCCAACACCAAGGTCGATGTGAAGGAAACGATCGAGAAGGTCAACGAGGGCGTTGACACAATCAAGGACGCCAATACCCCGGAGAGCGACGAGGCGGCCCCGGAGGTGCCTACCGAGCCTGCCCCTGAGGGTGAGTGATGAAGGCATTGGTCGAGGTGGTGATTGGGCTGTTTCGTGTGGTGCTGGAGTTCTTTGGCTCCAAGCCGGTTGAAAGGAAGGAGGTCTACCGTGATTCGGACGGCGATGCTGATAGCGACGATGTGTTCGATGATTCTGATTGGTAGTGGTTGCTTTCTTCAGCCTACGACCCGCGTCGAGCTTCGATACACCTTCATCGACCTGGATGCCCCCGCGCTCCGGCTTGCGGACCCGGTGGAGGCCGAGCTTCTTGAGAAGCGAGATGGGGAATGGGTCAGGATCGGAAGAGGAACAGTACCAGCCGGAGCCTACATCAAAGGGCGATCCCCGGTTGAGAGAGAGAGTCGATGATGGAAACGTTGGTGGCTGAATTTGGGCTTCCCATTGCCCTGGTGATCTACTTCATCTACCGGGATTTTCAGCGGAGCAAGGATGATCGGTCTGAGAAGCAGGCGATCACCGGGCGGCTGCAGGGAGTGGAGGACTACCAGAAGAACAAGCTCGAAGGATTGGCTGTCAATGCGACTGCGGCCATAACAAAGAATGCCGAGATCAACGAGGAGTTGGTCGAATCCAACCGCGCAATGACCACGGCCATTCTGAACCGACCTTGCATGAAGGATTCGGAGGTCAATGTCAAGGTGAGAAGTGGTGACTGAGCCGCGTTGGCATGGGGCCAGCGCCGGGCCTTGGGGCCTTGGCCGGTTGCACTGATTAGGAGATAGGGATGATTCGGAGAATCTGTCGAGGCCTCGGCCTGGCTCCCAAGGCGTTCGTTGAGCGCACCGGGAAGAAGTGGGACGAGGGCGACACGGTGCCGACTGATGGCGCCAGCGGCTACGCCAAGGGCTGCATCTTCATCAAGACTGATGGCGGTGCTGGCACGACCCTCTACATCAACGAGGGTTCCGAAACTTCGTGCGACTTCAACGCGAAGTAGAGACTGAAACCGGGGGCGGGCATAGGGCCCGCCCCACAACAGTGAGAGGCAGCAAATGTCAAAGGTAGAGAAGGTGAAACTGGCGGTCAAAGAGCGGATCATGCTCCTGAACATTCTCCCCAAGGCCGGGGACATCCTCACCATCAAGCTGGTGCGGGAACTGAAGGAGGAGCTTTCTATCGGCGAGGCCGAGGGCAAGACCCTCGATCTCAAGATCTCTGACCAGGGCGCGATCCAGTGGAACGCAGAGGCGGCTGAGAAGGCCGGTGACAAGGGCATCGAGATCGGTGATACCGCCAAGGAACTCATCGTGAAGACCCTCAAGGAACTCGACAAGCAAAAGGAACTGTCAGAAGACCACATCCTCCTGTGGGACAAGTTCTGCCAGTAGAGCTATATGGCTTCAAGGCCGCATCAAATTCGGGTGCTATTTCCCCTCGGCGGTCAGAACCGCCGAGGGGGCTACGCCCAAAAGACTGAGCCGTATTCCACCCCCCGCGCGCTGAATGTGCGCGGGGTGGGCCCGCTCGAAAAACGTGGTCGCGGTGGTGTGCGCCCCGGGCTGTCAAAGCTCGTGGATAACGACTTCGGCGACACGATCCGGGCTCTCTCATCCTTGACCTATATCGACGGGGACGGGGACCGCCAGCAGCATATCGTGGTGGTCTGTGACGGCTCGTTCTACATCGTGGATGGGACATCCATTACCGAGTCGCTGGCTACCATCGAAGGCGACGACGTGGGGGCCTGGACGGACGACGGGGACGATCCATGGATCTTCGACAGCACCGTGGCCTCCACCGCACCTTTCGGCGAGAGCATGGCGTTCCAGCTTGCTCAGTGGAATGGCAAGCTGTTCCTGGCCGATGTGACCCTCAAGCGGTATGACCCGGTGGGGCATCAGGTGGACGAGATCGCGGGCTCCCCGCAGAACATGCCCCTGATCTGTATTTTCAAAGAGCGCGTGATCCTGGCGGGCGCAGATCACATGTGGTACGCCAGCGGGCAGACCGATCCCTACGATTGGGACTTCGGGAAGGAACTTGGCGACGTTTCCCGGGCTGTGGCCGGCTACGTCGGGCACTCGGGCGTGATCGGCGAGAAGATCCTGTGTCTACACAACTATCAAGACGATGCGCTGATCTTCGGGTGCCGCGATAGCATCTGGGCTATCTATGGGAATCCGACCGAGAATCGCAAGGTCAATGTGAGCCCGCACAGCGGGATTATCGCACCCCGCGCCCTGGCGGTCACTCCCGATGGGCTGGTGATCTTCCTCACCCGGCGCGGCCTCTACACTTGGACGGTGGGCAGCACCTCCGATCCGGCGCCGTTCAGCAAGTACGTGGTGCCAGAAGAACTCCTCGCCATCGACACCAGCACGACCGAGGTGCTGATGCAGTACGACCACCGCAACCGGGGCGTGCATCTGTTCTTGACCCCGACCGAGGGCGAGGGTACGCACTGGTGGATCGACCTTGAGTACCGGGCCCTGTGGCCCGAGAAGTACCCCGTAGACCAGCAACCCATTGTTTCCGGCGTGATTACAACGGACGGCTACAGCGATGTGGTGTTTGGCTGCAAGGACGGGTATATCCGGCAATTTGACGATCAGGCAGCAACTGACGATGGCACCCAGATCACCAGTGAACTCCTGCTTGGGCCCTTCCATGTGTCAAGGGCCGAGGGCGTTGACGGTCAGGTGGCCGAAATGGTGGCCGCATTTGCGGCTGGTAGCGGCGAAGTGACTTGGAAGCTGGTCATGGGGAAATCCGCAGAAGAAGCCGTCGATGCTGCAGAAGCCGCCCTCGATGGTGATGGCCTTTCAGGTGTGGACAAGATTGGAGACTGGCAGGCCGGGCAGAACAAGGTGGTATATCCGCGCTCTCGCGGCCCTTGGGCTGTACTTTGGCTGTCCTCCAAGGAACAATGGTCCTATGAGGCAATTTCGATGTTCAACAGGCGGCTCGGGAGACTTAGATAATGGTCAAGGTATCCGAACTTCCCCTCGATGACGCTATCGGCGGTGCCGAGATCATGCCGGTGCTGGACGCCGGTACTTCCAAGCGCATCGACCCCGACATGGTGGCCGAGTTCATCATCGACACTATCGAAGCTATTACCCCGGCAGTGGCCGTGGATGGCAACGACAGCATCATCATCATCGACAATACTGATGGCGAGTTGAAGCCTGTAGACATCGACCTCGTTGCCCAGCACGGCATTGACACGATGTGGGCCAAGCCCGCGGAAACCGCAGTCGATGGCGCCGATGTAATGCTCCTGAAAGATGGAGCAACCGAGAAAACGGTCACTGCGGCGAAGCTCGCTGAGTACATGCTGGGGGGGCTGGAAAGTGATATTCTGGACGTTTCGGATTTGCCCAATGGCACCGGCACCCTATCTGCTGCCGACCTTCTTCTCATCAACCAGGGCGGGGCCGCGAAGTACACAACCGTTACCGGGCTGAATTCTGTGGTCTACGCCGGGCTCAAAACCCGCACCCTGGCACTCCCCACCGTAACAGTGGCCGCGCAGACCGATGTGTTCTACGTCATTCAGGGTGGCGTGGAGAAGCAGGCGACCCTCGAAACGATCCGCAACTTCTTCGGCAACCCCGTAGGTGGCCCGGAAAGCACCACTGAGAACTATATCCCGCAGTGGGACGCGACCGATGGGGAACTCAAGGACGGGTTAGCCAAGGTAGTGTCGCTGGACGGCGAGAACGGCACCGACAATCAGATCCCCACGGCCAAGGCAGTTGAGGATCGACTGAGTCTCGGCTTTCGTATCGAGGAGGATAACGTCCTTCATCTGGGCGATGCGACTGACGACGAAGTCACTGTGGCCTTTGACGGCACCAACGTGGTGATTCGGGTAAGGGATAATGACAACGTGGCTGGATCGAGTCATATACTGACTCGATCTGGCATCAATGTTTATGCCGACAGTGACGAGGCTGCGATTGTTGACGTTCGCGCCAACGCCAGCGCGACTGGGTATTCCAGAGGCGCGAGAATCTATCTGCGTAACTGGAACGGCGATGTTGGCCAACTCAGCATGTACGGCGATGAGAGCTATGGCGATGAGCGCGATGAGGCAATGACCCTTATCTCTGCTGGCGATTTTGTGATTTATAACTCTGACACATACCTCTTGGCCTGTGATCTATTCATCAAGACCGGCGACATCAACATTCGCCAGAATGGCAAGCTGGTGCTGGATTACAACACCACCAACGACTCGGCCATCTGGTGTGACGGCACCACGATGTTCCTGGGCGCGGAAACCAACGATAACGCGCAGTCGTCTGGCGACCGGATGATTGCTCAGAATGACAACGGCGTCTACATCTTCGGCAGTACCACTGGTGTGGCTCAATTGACGATCCGGTCCCCGTTGGCGGCGCAGACTCCGACCTACGGGTACGCGCTCATCAACATGTGGAATCAAGAGGGTGATCAAGCCCAGATCCAATTGAACGACGACACCGTGGGTTCCCCCGGCGACAAGCGGCGACGGTCGCTGATGCTGACCAATCAGGCCGGTGGCTCCGTGTCGATCTATGCGACCCCGTTGCGTATCATTAGCACCTACATGGACTTCACTGAGATTGCGAGTCCTGGCAACCCGGCTGATGCCCAGACTGGCCGGTTGTGGGTAGGTGACCTTGGCGGCGGTGGCTCCAAGCTCATGTTCCGAGATGTGAATGGAGAGGGCGACCTCGACATTGGCGGTGGGATTGAGTGCGGTGGCCGCGTCTATATCGACGGGAAGCAGGACGAAAAGCAACTTATCGTCGAAGGGCTGACTGGCCAGACCAGCCAGATCATGGTTGTGCAGGAAGGGGACGGCAGTGATCGATTCGTAGTTGCTCCAGGCAGTGTCTCCGTTTACACCGGCAACCTCAACCTTCATGGCATAGATGCCATCGACGACCCGCGATTCAGCTTTGAAGAGTTCGGCGGGAACATTCGTGCGCGTCTTGCCTATAGCGTTTCTGGTGATCGGTTTGAAATCTACACTGATGATGTAAGTGGAAGCAACACTCTCCGTTTCATCATCGACGGTGAGCAGAACGATACCCAGGTGTACGTCGGGCACACGACCGGCGATGCGGCTTTCAATGTCAACAACGAGTTGAACGCGGTGAGCCGGGTGCCGTTTGCGATTTACGGCGCTGACGCCCAGACGGCCCAGCACTACAAGATCGTTGACTACTCCAATGATGTGATCTCAGAGCTTTACCCGCAAGGATGGCTGTTCGTCCGTGGCCGGTCTGATTCAGACGCTCGATTCACCATTTCTTCTCAGTATGCCAGCGGCACGGCTCCTTCTCGTTTTTACATGCAGAACGACCAGGGCACGAATAACCACTATTACGTTCAGCGTATGCCGTCTAATTCTGCAACGCCTGGGGTTCAGTTCCAATTGAACGACTCGATTGCTTCGCAGTACGCCTTTCAGTGGTACTTCGCTGGGGCTGGGGCTTGCATGGCCCTGCGGAAGCACTCGGGTGACGATTTTGGCGACCTGATCATTGGAGATAACGTCAACACGGCTACGGCAAATGCCCGGCTCGACGTTCGCGGGACCGGGTACTTCCAGGGCGTCCTTGAGGCTGCGGCCGGGATCAAGGTCTTGCAGGACACCACGAACATTGCCGGCGCTGTTCCTACTGATTCGGAACTCGATGCTGCCTTTGGCCAGCCGGCTGCGCTCGGGGATGGGTTCGTGGCGACTTTGGATGACAATGGTGCTGGCACCACCTCTTTCGTCGTATGGACAAGCGGCGGCGCATGGTTCCATGCTGCCGGAACCAAGGCAGTCTAAGGGGTGAATGATGGATAAAATCAATCCGGCTCTCTATATCACCGATACTGACCCGATCCCGCAGGAGATCTTCGACACGACCGACTGGTACGAGTCGCAAGAGACCACCATTCAAGACCCGGATCAGCTTCCGTGGATGATGGCGCAAGGGTGGATCATCGACGAGGCCGTGGTCACCGGGTACTGGACCTCCACCGGCAAGCCAATTGGTACATGGACGCTCAGCCGGCGAGTCCTGAAGCCCGAGGAGGCGCTGAAGGATCTCACCGAATCGTTCATCGAGGCCTACAACACCGGGCGTGAACTCAACGACACCCGGTACGATGAGATCGTCACCCTCTACTCGGTCATGCTCGACAAGACCGAGGATGAGTTGAATAGCCTGGAGTCTGACGACACCACCTATGACGATCTGATTGACAACATCCTCGCGGCCATGGAGACCGACTTTGCCGAGTACGACGGCAACGTGGACGGCCTGTTCGACAGCTACGGGAATGCCCAGCGCACCCGCATCAATCAACAGTTCGACAATCAGGTGGCCGAGCAGCGGTCCAGCTTAATCGACAGGGGGATGTATAACTCGACCCTTTGGAACACCACCGAAGCCGGGATCGAGCGTGAACGTGCCCGCGCCCTAACTGACCTTGAGGACAGCATCCTCGAACGCAAGGTGGGCCTCGAGGATCGTCAGTACACCCTAAAGAGCGAGATGCGGGGCCGTATTCTGGCTGCGCGCGATCGGCTGCGGGCCTCGCTGCAGGATCGGGACACCAACCACATCACACTTCGGAACAACGTCCTCAATGCTCTGCTGGCATTCATGGAGCGGCGAGAGGATGGTTACCCGGACATTGGTTCGGTTGGCCAGTTGACCTCCAATTTGGGGGCGAGTTCACCTACATACCCGGCGCCGTAGGAGGGGACTATGGGGATCAAGGTCACCCACGCGAGCGAAAAGAACCAGCCTGGCGTCCAGCGCAAGCCCAGGCCTGGGCGCCCGTTTGGTATGCAGCGCACCCCGTTTAACCCTATGACGGGGAAGTACATGCCGCTGGGCCCGGAGGAGCAGCCGGCTGCTAGCGGAACCAGTGACATTGAGGTGCAGGCCTTCAAGATCTATGACGAGTCCACTGAGGATCTGATTTGCCGGGAATGGGACCATGAAACAGAGGTCGAAGGCACCGAAAACGTGTTTGTGGCCAAGCCCATCCTGTATCGCGGGTTCTTTGATGAGGTAGAAATTGACGGGTTGACCTACAAGCAGCAGGGCCTCGGCCGGAGAAAGGTTACGGACCAGCAAGGCAACGAGTGGTTCGAGGTTCTTACCCCTAAGTACAGTGACGGCGATGTAATTTTCGCCAAGAGGCCAATTGAGGGTGGGACTGGGGTCGTTCGGTCTGAGCCTGACCAGTTGGAGTGGATTGAGGATTCCGGCCTGACTGGTGGGCGTATCTGGATTAGGGAGGACACCCATGTATTTAGGTCAATCCTTTCGGCTGAGTATCCAGATTATTTGAGTGTCTACACTGAGGATGAGAATGGCGAAAATCGAGAGACATTCAATGTGGCCAAGCCGTACCTCCTCCGGCAAGAGCCGTTTCACGGGCAAACCCGGAAAGGGATCACATACACCTATGAAACGAGCGTCCCCGGCTATGGTTTGGCTATCGTCCGAACATGCTCAAAGCCGGGGTATAACTCGATTAAAGAGGTTATCACTCCGAGCTACCAGCAGGGCGATGAAATCTATGTGAAGGGGCCGATTCACCGGGGAACTGGTGTAGCTCCGTTTAGCGGGTCCGGGGAGTTGGAGCTTATCGAAGACGCTGGCCTTGGCGGCTGCAGAGTGTGGGCGCAGTTGAACATATGAGCCAGATCATTCGCAATCAGCCGTGGGATTCGCACATGGCGACTCAATTCGATTCCATCTTTCACGATAAGTTCGATGGGCTGGGCTTTAGCCTTGCGGCGACCCTTGTGTCTTCTGGCAGTGTCCTTGCCAGCGACGGGGTTCGTAAGATCAGTCGTGGGTCTGGAGCCCTCATCGACCCGGATGCTTACTGGAACGTCCTTGATACTGATGAGCCCGCTTATCAGGGATCGGCTGGGCAGCAAGTTCTTTACCATCCCACCCAGAAGAAGCTCTATGCAATCATCGCCTATCGGCTTTATGAGTGGAGCCACGAGCATGACATCTGGGAAGCCGTGAAGCCGAATGGGTCAGACACGGTTGAATTCGTCGGACATATGGTGGTGTTTGGTTATGATCTTGTGATTTTCAGCCGAAGCCTACAACCAGGCCATCGAGCGTGGGGAGGATGCCAAGAGCGCGGCAGTGATCGCAGCCGTTGGGGCGGGCCAATCTCAAACTGCCCTATAAGCAGTGAGGTGGTTGGCTACAACCCAGACCAAGGATTCTACACCGACTACGGATGGCCAGGCGACGAGCCCGATCAGGCTATCGTCTTCAGTGACGATCTCTATGTGTGGCGCGGCCAGAGCCTTTGGCGATATAACGGCACCGATTGGACGGACCTTCTCTTTATCGAGGAGCCCGTCGACGAGGACGACGATGGCGCAAGGCGAATTCAGAGTGGTGGCCCGATGGGGGTGTGGGGCAATAACCTTGTGATCGGGTACTACGCCTACTGTGGCGGATCGCAGGCTAAAATCAGGACTCTAGGAGATGAGTCAGGGACCACGAAGAGCTGGGGGACAGTGATCGCCTACAATGGTAGCGATGTAGTGAGCCTCGCTGACGTGGGTACCATGTACGGATACATTCAGGACTTCGTTGACCATCATGGCACTCTCTATATGGTTGGCCCCACTGGCAGTTCGTTGGGATTGCGCTTTGCCAAATATCTCGGGGGCAAGGCCTGGACGCCAATCGGTGATGTAAAGGGCTATCCGAGCTTTGGGGTGGTCATTGACGATCTGATTTATATAGGCGGCATCTACATGGACGAGGCAGGGGGCATCGAGCTTGATCGGCCACTTGTTTCTTTTGACCCGTCTGCGAACGACTGGGAGCAGGTCGGAGATGCTCGAAATAACGGTGGCGGGGAGTTCACATCTCTGGTGAAGTATGACCCGTTCCAAGACCCCGATGAGGAGTAATTCATGGCCATCCGAGTAAGTAACGATCCCAATGCTTCAGTCCTTCTCGCCGCGCGGTTCGGCTCCGGGCGTGAACTCCAGCGCAAGCGGGCAGAGATCCCGGCGATTCAGGCGCAGGAGGCCCGTGCCGCCAGCAAGGAGCGCATGGCCTTTCAGGACGCACTCGATGCCCGGCGTAGCGCGTGGAGCTACTTCATGCAGGAGCAGCGCGGGGAGCGGGCCGACGCCGTCCGCACCCAGGCGCGAGAGTGGCAACTTGCCGACCAGAAGGCCCGGATGGCGCAGGCCGACAAGGACCGGAAGATGAAGGCCACCGACTCGGAGGCTGAATGGGCCCGGAAGATCCAGGCCGATAAGGATGAGCGTGCTTTCAAGGAGGCCCAGGACAAAGCTGCCCATCGACGCAAGATTGCCGAGAAGCAGTCTGCTTCCGATCTCCGCAAGAGCGAATGGGAGAGTAAGTTCACAAAAGAACAGGAAGCCCAGGACGAGAAAGACGCCAATGCGATCAACGACATCAAGAACCGGGACGACCTGACCGACCACGAGAAGCGGTGGGCTATCGAGCAGATCGAGGCCCGGCGTGCGAACCGGGAACCGATCCCGATGCGGACGAAACCGGAAATGACCCCGCAGGAGATGCGCGACAAGTACAGCATCTACAACGAGGCCACCGGCCAGCGCACCTACTACGACCCCGAGAACCCCGGTAAGGTGGTTAAGGTCGAGCAGGAAGGCATGGGCGTAAAGGACCGAATGGAAGCGTGGAAACTGGCGAACGAGATGGCTTCCATGGGCGGGACAGTCAACCCCACCAAGGAGCAGATCCAAGAGAAGTTCGACCTCATTACTGGCAGCGGCAATCGAGAACCGCAGTGGTGGGATCAGGACCAGGCACTCCCTAACAGCCTCGCGATGGGCGCCCCGGAGCCCCCGTCCGGTGGTGGCCCGGCGCCGTTGGCCCCGACAGCCCCCGCGGCCCCGGCTGGCCCGGCTGCAGTGGCGCCGGAGGACATGACCCCGCGGGAGAGAGCCATGTCCCTTGACCCATTGGAGCGCGCCAAGGAGATGATTCTGGACCCGGATCGCCCGATGTATGCCGAAGAAGAAGTTCCGACTGCTGAGGAGTTCGGGCAGGCTATCGCAAACCTCACTCCCGAAGAGCGCAAGGAATTCGATCTGCGCGGGCGCATGGAAAAGAGCCCGCATGTCCCTCAGAATGTGAAAAAGTACCTCGACAAGATGAGTTCTCTCACTGACCAGGAATGGCAGACAGGAGCCGGTGCGAAGGTGATCGCCGACGCCATGGAGTTGGATGCGATGGGCACCAGATTGAGCGATATACCCGGCAATGAGGAGGAAGCCCGGTACAGGATCAAGGACATAGAGCCTTCCGAGATCAAGGATCAGGCCACCCTCGACCGCCAGATCGAGATCGCGGAGCGCCGGGCCAATAAGCTCAAGAAGGAAATCAGTGGATCTGACATGGGCCTGCTACCTGTCATGAGGCGCAGTTCCAGCCGTGACAGCTTCAACAACACCAACGAGCGAATCAAGGTCTTGAAGGCGCGAAAGAAGGAACTTCGGGATGAAGAACGGACTTTGAAGGATAGTATGGCTAAGGCTAAGCTGAGAATCGCCAAGCAGATGAAGAAAGGCCAGTAAGCATGTCCGAATCCCTGTTTGACCCCAATGGCCCGAGCCCCCAGACCGTAGACAGCTTCCTTATCGACGGATTTACCGATCCGGACGAGATCCTGGAGGTCGCAGAAGACCTGACCACGGAACAGAAGAAGCGGTGGGCAAAGGGGTTCAAGGACAAGCTACCAGGGGCCAAGAAGCGCCTGCAGGGCAAGGTGGACCAGTACGAGAGGGAGAGGGCAAAGGAGAATGAGGAGCTTCTCGATCTGGGCGTCGAGATCCTTGATGTGGCCGAGCAGGCGCCCGGTATCCGCGATGTGAAATTCGGTGTATCTGCAGGGGCACGCGATATTGCATCCCTAGTTGCGAGGCCATTCGCTCCTAAATTGTCCGATGAGATCAACCGGGAAGTGGGGTTCGAGGCCCAGGCCCACGAGTTTGCCAGCGAGGACCAGGCGCTTTCGCTGGTGACTGGTGGCCTTCGTGACGCTACCCGGTCAATGACTCTGGCTATCCCCGCCTCTATGGCGGGCGCCCCAGCCATGATCGGGATCTTCGGTGCGTCCGAAATGAACCAGGCATGGACGGAATCGACCGATGCCGGGCTGCGGGGCAAAGAGCGGTGGAAGTATGTTGGCCGGGCTGGCGCTATCGAAGTCTTGGTTACCGCGGCCATGCAGAAGATCGGTGCTGGTGGTATGGAGAAGATGCTGAGTGCCAATGGCCGGCTGATGAAGCCCGGCGCTGTGGAATGGGTCAAACGACTCGGCATCAACATACCCCCGGAGTCGATTGAGGAAAATGCGATTGAGATCATGCACCTCTACAACTCGCAGATCAGTGGCATGGGCCCGGATGTGACCATGGACATGATCGCCGAGACCCTGAAGCGCACCACAGTCAGTACGATTTTCTCCACTGGCGGTATCGGCACCATGCAGGGGGTCATGTCCCAGAAGGGCCTGAAGCAGCGCGAACCCCTCGTCCAGGGCATGATGCAGATCCATGGTTTCACCCGCGAACAGGCTGTAGGGGTGCTGGACCGCGCGGCCAAGGGTGAGAACTTCGATGAGGGCTATGCCAAGGAAATCCAGGCTGAGCGCATGAAGACCCCCGCGGGCGCGGTGGAGTGGGCCGCGACCAACCGGGACAAGGCCCGTGAACTCGCTAGCAAAGAGAAGCCCAGCCGCAAGGACTTCGAGAACGCCGACCTCCCAACGATGGATGCCAAGCAGCGGCAGGACTTCGCGAACAATGTCGAGCGGACGATGAACGAAATCGACCAGAGCAAGGCCGAGCTCGAGGACACCTACCAGCTTTCCGACTACGAGCCCAGCAATGAGATGATGATGCTCCGGGCTGAACACAACCAGATCCGGTTCGATATTCTTGACGCACAGGAGTTCATGGCGAACCTCCCCGAGGACAGCGACCAGCGTGAGGTGGTCCAGGCCCAGATCGACGCCATGGTGGAGCAGTTTGCGGCCATCGACAGCGCCATGGAGGCTCTGCTTGTGGAGGAGGGCGCCATCGAGGCTCCGGCCGAGCAGGCTGTTGAGCAGCCGCCAGTGCAGGAGCCGGCCCCAACCGTCGAGCCCGAGTCGGTGGCCCCGGACCCTACCCAGCCCACTGAGGTAGCGCCTGAACCGGAGCCAGTAACCCCCGAGGAAGAGATCCCGGCAGAAGCGGATACCCTCGTGCCCCAGATCGAGTCCATGATCGGGCACCACATCCAGCAGGGGTTGGACGAGGGGATTACCCGCGTTGACATCGCAGACGACGGGGAGACTTCAGAAACGGCCCTTAATCTGGACGACTTCGAGATCGACCTCGATCGATTGGCGATGAAGGCCGAGCGGGGCACCCTGACCAAGGCCGACATCGTGAACTCGAACCTCGGGCAAGTCCTGGCAATCAATGAGTTGGATGATGCCCTGGCCGCGATTCAGCAAGACCCCACCCTCCTCGATCGCGTGGGTGGCTACCTGAACGATCTGGACGACGCCGCCCAAGCCGAGGCAGCGATTGAGGCCGAGGATGCGGCCCCAGAGTTGGTTGTCCGAAAGCCCGGCGACCCCCATCAGCATGACGACCTGTTCAGGCAGCAGTATGAGGAAATGGATCTGTCCGTCCTTGAGATGAGGCAGCACATTCGCGAGAACCAGCAGTTCATCGAAGATGTGAAGAAAATTCGCGTTGAGGACTTGGGGCAGGAGATCACCCAAAAAGACCAGTATGAGATGGAAATCTCTGAACGGCGCATTGAGATCTTGGAGGAGATGATCGAGAAGGCTGAACAGGCCGACGAGGTGCCAGCCGACGACTCCGACATCAATTCCATGATGCTGGATGCCAAGCTCCGGCAGGCCGAAAAGGAATTGGAGGGGATGAAATTCCCCACCAACGCCAAGAAGCAGAAGCAGGCAGAGGTGGAAGACCTCAAGAGGCAGATCGCCGAGGCAAAGGGGCAGGAGGTCAAGCCAGAACCCGAACCGGAGCCCCAGGCAGAAGAGGAACTCGACCTCGCCGAGATTCCAGAAACCATCGAGGAAATGAGTGAGGCTCAGATCGAAGCCTTGCTGGTGGACGCCATCAACGCCGAGACCGACACCTTTCGGGATGAGACCGGCGAACTCGACCCGGAGATTGAGGTCGAGGCCCGCGAGGCCACTGAACAGGGCATAGAGGCCTTGAAGCGCGCCCAAAAGGAACAGAGCTTCAGGCAGGAGAAGCGAGAGAAGGTCCAGCAGGCCAAAGAAGAACTCAATCAGGAGATCAGCAACCTTGCCCGGATGTTCCGCGAGAAGGGCATGATGGCAAACGCCATGCTCGACCCGGAATTGGTCAAGGGTACCGGCATTGTCTTGGCGAAGGCCATCAAGCTGGGGTTCTACAAATTCGATGAGGCTTTCTCGCTGTTTCGGGATCAGTTCAAGGGTAAGAGCCAGATAGAGGCCCTGTATCCGTATGTAGCGAGGGCATGGAACAACCTCCGAAAGACCCACAAGGCTTTCGAGGTGCTTGATGAGGCTCCCGAGGATGTGCGGGCCCCGTCCGCAACCGAGCAGGCCGAGCGCACAACCCCGGACGCCCGTCTGGCCGAGAACATCGCGACCTTGCTGGTCAATACCGAGGGTGAGATCACCGAGGACCGGATGTTCGAGTTGGCCGACGAGGCGTTCGAGGGCACTCGGGCAGAGGGCAAGTACGGGCCTTCAGACGCCTACGACGCCATGGAGCTTGGCGTCAACATGGCGATCAAGCAGCAATTCGACCTCGAACTCGACCCGGCCATCGAAACGATGGAGCCCGAGAACGTGATGAAGGTGATCGAGCGGATCGACAAATTGCTGGCCAGAATCCCCAAGCAGAAGAACCGGAGTGGCGAGAAGGATGCCATGCAGCAGTTCTCGACGCCTCCGGCCTACGCCCTGGCGGTCAATTGGATTGCCGGTATCTACAGCAATGATACCGTCTTGGAGCCCTCTGCCGGTACTGGCGACCTGGCCGTATGGGCCAAGGTGTTCGGGGCCACCGTGATCGGGAACGAACTCTCGGCGCGGCGTGCCGATCTGCTTCGCCAGCTTGGGCTGGATCTGGTGACCACCGAGAACGCCGAGCAGATGCACAACATCATGCCGGGCCGGTTGGAGAAGGAAGGGATGCCCGCGCCCACCGTGGTCGTGATGAACCCGCCCTTCTCGCGGGCTGCACACCGGATGGGCAATAAGCGGATCATTGGCACCGACCTGAAGCATATCTCGTCTGCGCTCAAGGCCCTGGCGCCGGGTGGCCGGCTGGTGGCAATCACCGGCTCCCCCCTCCAATTGGACAAGCGGGGCGAGAATAAGAGCTTCTTGGCATGGCTGGAAGAGATCTCAGACGATTACAACGTCCGGGCAAATGTCCATGTCGGGCGCGAGGTTTACGGCCAATACGGCACGAATTTCCCCACCAGGGTGCTTGTTATCGACAAAACCGGGCCCACCACGGCCCCGGTGGAGTCGCAACAGGTGGCCGACATCAAAGAGTTGGTGTATGCTTTAAGTGAGGTACGCAATGAACGAGAAGCTCCAGAAGGCACTGGCGTCGATCAGCGAGATACAGGGGTGGAACCCTCCGACACCGGAGGAAGACCCGAAGCTGGAACTGGCGAGGTACGCCCTACTGATGATGGCTCTGCCGCCGACAGTGAAGCCGCTACAGGAACGACTGGAGTACCTGATTCAGGACAATCAGGAAAAGGCGATCAGGATGCTCGAAGAGGCAAGCGAGGCGACACTGGTCGCCGAGGGGAATCCCGAGCAGACCGCGATGAATTGTCTGGAAGCACTGAACAGCAGCCTGCTACTGGAACAACCGGACCTCGCTCTGAATCTGGCCTGAAGCGCGGCGAAGCCCAGAAGGCCAAGCAAGAAGAACTCAGTGATCGCGGCTACGAGGAGTACACCGTCCAGAAGGCGGTTTTCGATAACTCCAAGCCGCACATGGCCTCGCTGGACGAGTCCGCGGCAATGGCTGCGGTTGAGTTGCCCGACCTGACCTACACCCCCAACCTCCCCACGGATGTGATCGAGTCCGGGGAATTGTCGGATGTGCAGCTTGAGCGCGTGGCCTATGCCGGTGAATCGCACAGCAAGACCCTCCCGCCCGACAAGGATGGGGTGGAGCGCCGTCGAGGCTTCATGATCGGCGACGGTACCGGGACAGGGAAGACCAGATCCATCTTGGGCATCTTTCGCGACAACTACCGCCAAGGCCGAAAGAAAGCCATTCTGGTCTCGAAGAACGCGGACCTCCTGGCCGGAGCCCGGTCAAACATGGGCCCGGTGTGGGAGGGTGAAGGAAAAGACCCCAAGAAGTTCATTTTCGAGTTGGGCAAGACCCCTGCATCCATGAAGGACGAGGCCGGGAATAAGTTGCCGGGCATCCCCCAGGTGAAGCAGTCCGAAGGTATTATCTACACCACCTACGGCACCCTCGGGCACTCAGCCGGCCAGACCCGCCTACAGCAGCTTGTGGATTGGGTTGGCGAGGACTTCGACGGCGTTCTGGTGTTCGATGAGGCGCACACCATGGGCAACGCCCTTGAAGGCGACGGCAAGCTGGGCGGCAAGGGGCCGTCCAAAGCCGCGCTCATGGGGATCGAGTTGCAGAAGATGCTACCCAATGCCCGCGTGGTCTACGCCACCGCCACGGCCGCGACTGAGGTGCGGAACATGGTGTACGCGGATCGGCTGGGCCTGTGGGGGCCCGGCACCCCGTTCATCGACGCCAAGACCTTTGTATCCCAGGTATCGGCTGCAGGGCTGGCCGCTATGGAACAGGTGGCCCAGGACCTCAAGGCCCGCGGCCTCTACATGGCCGCGCAGATCACCCTGAACGACGGCACCCCGGAAGGGACCGTCGAGTACGAGCGGGTGCAGCACGATTTGAGCGAAGAACAGACCATGATGTACGATCGCATGGTCGAGGCTTGGAACGTGGTCCTGCAGAACATCGAGGAGGCCTTGGGCATCACCGGGGCGAACTCGCGCGCGAAGTCCTACATCCTCTCACAGTTCTGGAGTTCTAACCAGCGGTTCTACCAGCAGATCATGTCGGTAATGAGTATGCCGAGCGTTCTGGCCAAGATCCGTGAGGACATCGACAACAACAGGTCAGTGGTGATCCAGCTTACCGATACCGGGGATGCGGCCATGGAACGCGCCCTGGCGAACCAGAAGGAAGGAGAGGAGATCGACCTCTCCCCGTTCAACATGCTGGTGCAGTACGTCAAAAACACCTTCCCGGTGCAGGAGTTCGAGCCATACATTGACGATAACGGCAATAAGCAGACTCGCCCGGTAGTGGATGCAGACGACAAGCCGGTGCTGAACCGGGAGGCCGTGGCGAAGCGGGACGCCCTGATCGCGGACCTTGAGAGCATGGCGAGTGAGTTCGGCATGTTCAACCCCATCGACATGATCTACAACGAGTTCAGCGACAAGATGGTGGGCGAGGTGACCGGGCGCAAGAACCGGGTCTATCGCGACCCCCGGACCGGCGAACGCAAGGTGATCCCGATCAAGGGCAAGTATAAGAATGCCAGTATGCAGGACTTCCAGAATGGGCAGAAGCGCATCCTGATCTTCTCTCGGGCCGGAGGCACAGGGTTCTCATACCACTCCGATTTGCGGGTGCCCAACCAGCAGCAGCGGTCCCACTACATCCTGCAGCCGGGGTGGTCGGCCAGCGAAGCCCTGCAGGGCCTTGGCCGCACCCACCGGACCAACCAGGCCTCGGCCCCCCAAGTGCGCCTTGTGTCCACCGATCTGCCGAGCCAAAAGCGATTCTTGTCCACCATTGCCAAGCGCCTCGACCAGCTTGGGGCCCTGACCAAGGGACAGCGGGACGCGGGCAGCGGTGGTGTGTTCAGCGCAGCCGACAGCCTCTCCAGCCAGCAGGCCAGTGATGCGTTGCGCCTGTTCTACGAGGGGCTGTTCGATGGGAGCCTTGGGATCGAGGTTATGGACTTCGAGGCCGCAACCGGCCTGAAGCTCACGGACGAGGACGGGCGCCCCCTGCAGAGCGCACCCCCGGCCATGGAGCAGTTCTTGAACCGGATGCTCAATATGCCGGTGACCATGCAGAACGATGTGTTCAGCGCGTTCGAGGGAATCCTCAAGGAGCGCGTTCGGATCGCGGAAGAGGCCGGAACCATCGACGCGGGCATGGAGACCATCAAGGCCGAGAGCGTAGAGGTGCTTGACGAAGAGGTGGCATGGTCGGATGAGGCCTCCGGGGCCTCGGTGATCGCCCGGAAGCTGGACATTAGCCGGAAGGTGCGCCCCACGCGCTTTGACGAGATCTCCAACAAGGCCAGCGGGCGCAGCCCGTCCGAGTACATCAGGAACATCAAGAACGGCAATCTCTATGCCGTAGTGTTCATGAGCCCAGAGTTTGATGCCAAGAGCGGGAAGATGATCGAGCGTGCCCGGCTGGTCAGTCCGCACTCAGTGAGGACCGAGCCGGCCAAGGATGTGCGCCGCCGTATGGCCAGCGAAGGCTGGGAGCGCCTGAACCGCGAGGAGGCCCGCGGCGAGTGGGAGAAGAAGGCAGATGCCCTCGAAGGCTCCCTGGCCCACGATGAGGCCTACATCTTCAGCGGGGCCCTGCTGTCGGTCTGGGACCGCATGAAACAGACAGGGAACCGGCTCTATCGCGTCCTCACCAACGACGGACAGGTATTGCTGGGGCGATTGGCCTTTGCCGAAGATGCCGATGTGATCCTCCACCAGTTCGGCATGAAGGGCGGGGTATCGGCAGATCGGGCATGGGACACCATCATGGCCCATGGCCGCGTAGCCCTGAACAACGGCTGGGTGATCTCTATAAACGAGGTCAACGACGAGGACCGCATCGAGATCAAGGGGCCCACGTTCGCCTATGCCAGCAAGCTCGAAGGCATGGGGGCATTTGTGGAGCGGATCAACTTCAAGCAGCGTTACTTCATCCCGGTGGGCGAGAAAGCCCGCGGGATCTTTGACGCGCTGGCCCAGGAGTACGGGATCAAGCAGGTGTTCACAGCCAAGCCGCCATCGAACGACGGCTCCGAGGACGCCCCTGGCTCCCCCGATGCGCTCAACGCCCCGGATGTGGGGTTCCCCGACTCCGACACCCCGGCAATGACGGCAGAAGCACAGGAAGCCGCGACCCGTGAGCGCCTGAAGCGCGATCCTGTCCAGAAGCGGGACATTATCGACTTCATCAGAAAGCACTGGATGATCCCGATCCGCAGCAAGGGTACGTTCAGAAAGAGGGCGGCGGGCTGGTTCAGCCCCGGGGCCACGGAGATCCGGCTGCGCGACGACCGTGATATTGTGACCGCGTTCCACGAACTCGGGCACCACATCGACTGGACGACCAACAAGCGGTGGAGCAAGCACCAGAAGAACCAGTCCATCGCGAAGGAACTGGTGCAGTTGGGCAAGGATCTCTATGGCGACCGGAAGCCCCCAGGCGGGTACAAGTCCGAGGGTATGGCCGAGTTCATCGCGGCGTGGATCGCGGAGGAGTCGGACCTGAAGGAGCGGGCGCCCAATCTCTATGCCTACTTTGTAAATGAGTACCTCCCGGCCCATCCCAAGACCGCCGAGGGGCTGAACAAGCTGCAGGGCTTGCTGAAGGACTGGATCGCCATGGGCGACATCGCCCAGGTGAAGGCCTTTATTACCCCGTATCGCAAGGCGTGGTCTACCAATGACATTCTCTCCCGAGCATGGGAGTGGGTGGACGAGAAGCTGATCGACATCAACTCGGCAGTCGTCCGGGCTATGGAGGCCGGTGGCGTGGATCGCAGTATGCTCAAGGCCAAGGACGATCCGTTCATGCTCTTGACCAAGTGCAGCATGGCTGCGGGCGGGAAGCTCTTGCACGCGGCCACTTCGGCAACCACGGATCTGGCCGATCAGGTGACCGGCGAATCTCTGCGGGATGCCCTGTCCCCGGTGACCCAGCAGGGCAACGAGGCCTACGAGAACTTCAAGCTCTACATCGTGGCGCTCCGGGCCAGAGACCTGATGGAGCGTGGCATCCAGTCCGGGTTGACTGCTAAGAACATCGAGACCACCATCGAGGCCTTTGACAGCCCCGCGTTCATGGATGCTGCCGAGCGGGTGTCGGCCTGGAGCCAGAGAATCCTTCGGCTGCTTGTAGAGTCTGGCAAGATCGACAGCGCGACCTACCGGCGCATCGTCGAGGCCAACCCGATCTACGTACCCTTTATGCGCCAATTCGAGGATGGTGAGATCCGGGCCGATCTGGGCAAAAGCAAGACCGGTAAGGGGCTCTACCAGATCCGCGGCAGTGGCCGCGAGATCCACGATCCCATCGAGGCCTTACTGATGCAGGCCGAGAAGGTGATCAGCATGGCCATGAGTACCGATGTGCTGCGGGCGCTCGTGAAGGTCTACGGCGACAATATCGTGACTCGGGATCAGGTGAACCAGGGCTTTGAGGGCGCGAACGACCCCGGCATCGCCAATATGATGGTGGAAGTGCCCGCCCCCAGGCAGTCAACCACCTTCGGGGCCGAGCAGATCAAGAAGGACGTTGCCGGTATCCTCGCCAAGAAGGGCGCCGACATGGACGAGCTTTTCTCGGCGTTCCTCGACAATTGGGACGAGAGCTTGACGGTCTTTACCGATGCCCCAGAGTACCGTGGGCGCCACAATATCGTAGCTATCGACATCGACGGCACCCGGCGCTGGTTCGAGGTCTCCCCGAAGCTCTACAAGGTGATCCGGAACCTCAACCGGCGCGATGTGCTGCCGGGCGGGTTGGGGTGGCTGTCGCGCAAGGCCGTGGGCCTGCAGCGCCTCGGTGCCACCGGCCTGAACCCCGGCTTCGGCCTGATTCGGAACTTCCAGCGAGATGCGGTGACCTCGATGGTCACTGCCGACTTCTCGAAGGGTGGCCCCCTGGCTCCGTTCCGTGGGCTCATCAACCACATCCGGGACACCGAGATGAACCAGCGATACCACGCGGCAGGCGTCCAGCTTGCTGGATGGATCGGGCAAGACACCAGACGGGCCGGGAAGCTTATTAAGAAGGTGAAGGCGGTCACCAAGGGGCAGCGGCGCATGGTGACAGTCATGGAGCCAATTGAGGCGCTCAGAGAGCTTTTCAGCATTACTGAGGTAGGCCCGCGTCTTGCCGAATACGCCGACGCCTACAACCAGGCCATCGAGCGTGGGGAGGATGCCAAGAGCGCGGCAGTGATCGCAGCGGTCGCGGCCAAGGACATCACCGTGAACTTCACCAGGGCGGGCGAGTATGGCCGTTACCTGAACGAAATCTTTCTGTTCTTCAATGCGGCAGTCCAGTCCATCGACAAGATGGGGCGGTCCTTCAAGGAGGCCCCGAAGCGCACTGTTGCCCGCGGATTGGTCTACATCACCTTCATCTCGATGCTCAACTACTGGCGCAACAGGGACGAGGAGTGGTGGAAGGAATACCCAGCCTACGAGAAATGGCGCTACACCCACTGGCGCATCCCCGACACCGATACCGTGCTGCGCGCGCCCCTGCCGTTCGAGTTTGGGGCCCTGTTCGGGGCCCTGCCGGTAGCCATGATCGAGGAGGCCCGGACCCCGGGTTCACTGATCGAGGCCGTGAAGCTGGCACTCGAAGGCGCGATCCCGAACGACTGGCCGGCGGTTATCGGGCCGATCATCGACGTTCTGACGAACGAGGATTGGGCCGAGCGCCCCATCGTGCCCCAGAACATCAAGGAGAACCGGAAGCCCGAGGACCAGTACACCCAGCACACGACCGAGTTCGCGAAGATGCTGGGCGCGATGATTAACGAGTCACCGGCCCAGATCGAGCATTTGGTGAATGCCTACAGTGGTGGGCTTTACCGGCGTCTGGCCCGGACCCTCGAAAACATCGGCGATCCGAGCTTTTTCCTCGAAGAACCGGCCAATATCCCGGTTGTTGGCACCCTGTTCGCCCGGAAGGACACCTCTCGAGTCGCAGGGGACTTCTACAAGCGCAAGAAGGAGCTGCAGCAGTCGATAGGCTCCGGTGATGCCACCCTGGCAGAACGTGGCGAATACAGCGCAATGCAGAGCCTCAGTAGCGATCTGAGCGAGAAGTGGGCCGAGATCCGTGGCCTGCAGGGAGAGAACACCCCTGAAAACCGTGCCAAGGGCAAGGAGATCCGGCGCCAGATCAGCGCAGACATCAAGAAATTGCGGGAAATGACCGAGCAGGAGCGGGAAGACCTGGCCCTGCAGAAGGCGGCTTACGCGATCTCGGGGCCGACCCCGAGCGAAAAGCAGGCCGATCTGAAGGCGCTGCTGAAGGGGCAGGAACCCAAGAAATTGTACGCTTTGCTGGCGAAAGAGTACAAAAAGCCCTTCGGCAACAAGCACTACGCGGCCAGAATCCGCAGGCTAAACAAGGTCATGGGAATTGGTCGTTGACCCCTCGGTGAGAACAGTGTAATATTGTATCAAGCAGTCTCATGCTGGTGCATTGAGTCTCACATTGTCTTATTTGGAGGGCAGCGATGGATGTGAAAGAGCAGGAGGAACTCAGCCGGGAGGACCTCCTGAGTGCTGCGGAGCTTGCGCGACTGTTCGACATGTCGCGGGCGACGCTTTACCGGCATCTACGTGGTGGGCCTCCCCCGGTCAGAAAGGGGAAGACGACGGCCGACCTTCGTCAGATCCCCGATACCTACATCGGCGGGCGGCGGTACTGGTACAGGAAACTGGCACAGCGGTGCCTGAGCAAGGCGCTGGGCCTGGAATAGGAGAAGTGGGAAGTCATGGCTTTTGATTTAAGCAGCATTCAGTTGGCCCGGAGAGATCGCCCTAAGCGGGTGGTTTGCCTTGGCCGGCCAAAGGTGGGCAAGAGTACCTTTGCGGGCGAAGCGCCCAATCCGGTATTTCTGCCCATCAAAGGCGAGGAAGGCATCGACGCACTGAACGTCCAGGCCTTTCCCGTCGTGAGTTCGATTTCCGACCTAGAGGAAGCTCTGGGCACCCTCTACAACGAGGACCACGAGTTCAAGACGGTCGTGATCGACTCGATCTCGGCGCTCGAACTCATCATCTGGGATCGAGTGTGCAAGGAAGATGGAGCAGGATCTATCGAGAAGGTTGGCAAGGGCTACGGCAAGGGCTATCTGGAAGCCCTGAAGTGGTGGCGCTACCTTCTGACCATGCTCGACGCGATGCGCGACGACCGGAACATCGGTTGCATCCTGATCGGGCATGTCCGAGTCAAGAAGTTCAACGACCCGCAGATGGAGCCCTACGACCGCTACTCTTGCGATGTGAATGAGAAGGCTGTCGAACTCATCACTCGGTGGGCCGATGGCACCCTGTTCCTGCAGCGCAAGGTGAAGGTGGTCAAGGAAGGCGAGGGGTTGAGTGAAGTGGCACACGCCAAGGACATGACTCCGGGCAGGCCCTACATGTATACGCAGGAGCGCCCGGCTCATCCGGGTGGCGGGCGTGGTCTGTGGGGGAATCTCCCCTACGAGTTGCCTCTCAGTTGGGAGGCTTTGAACAATGCCCTGGCGCAAGTCGCCGCGGCAGCACAGTAACGGGAGGCATTGGAACATGGTAGATCTGACCAGATACACGAACGGCGTCCCTCTGGACACCGACAACGTGCCGGAGCCGGATACTTTCGAGCCGCTTCCGGCCGGGCAGTACGAAGCGATCGTCACCGAGGAGGGCATCAAGAACTCCGACTCGGCTGGCGACATGGTGAAGGTGGTCTTCACCGTCACCCAGGAGCCCTACAACGGGCGCAAGGTGTTCCACTACCTGTGCGTCGAGCATCCGAAGCAGGATGTGGCCGACCGCGCCTGGAAGCAGCTTGCCCAGCTTTCGCGGGCCGTGGGCATCCAGCACTTGAGCGACACCGCTCACTTGCTGGACAAGGGTCTCGTGATTACCCTGAACGTGAAGGACGACGGCAAGGGCTTCGGGCCCCAGAATAACGTCACGAACTGCCGTCCCATTGGAAGTGCGCCTCCCGCGCAGACGCTTTCCGCGCCCGTGTCGCCAGGCACGGCGTCCACCCCCGAACCGCAGCGGGCAACCCAGCGCCCCTCGGGTCCGCCTGCTGACGGCCAGCCGGTGTGGATGCAAAATCGCGGATAGCGTCACCCCCGGTGCCGGGGCACATGCCCCGTGTTAGCCCCGGCACCACTTTTTCTGATGGAGCAGCAGCAAGATGAAGAATGGCTGTCGGCATAGGCAAGGAATCGTTGGTCGCCATGAAAAGGTGTATGGCGGCTGGACATGCAAAAATTGTGGCCGACGCATTTGCCGATGGTGCGGCAAGGTAATTACCAGCGCCCTGGCTACCTCTTACTGCTCAAAGGCATGCAGGCTGAATGGGAGAAGGCGCAATGCAAGGCTCGACGGGGCGATGGAAAGGTATCTCCCAGGGGTCGATTTTGAGGACTGCCCGATTGACTTGCGGGTAACGGCCCTGACGCTTCTTGATGTATGGAGCTTGGTGAATGGGCACAGGGTTTCTTAATCTAGCTAATGTGGATAAATACAAAGAGGTGCGCATTGCTAAGGAAGGGGATGGCTCTGGGCTGATGCCGTACCCGACCATGGAAGAGATCTGCCTTGCGAAGCTCAACCTGTGGCGGTTGGGGATCTCAACCAAAGACGAAGAGATACTGAAAACATGGATTCTTTTACAGCGGATAAGAAAGTGGGAGGCCTGATTATGGCAGCAAAGAAATGGAGCAGCAGTGCCGATTTGAGAAGGAGCGCGGAGGAGATCTTCAGTGCTCTGCAAGAAAAGGAGATCACGCCCGAAACGGCAAAGGTCCTGGGGGCGCAGATCCGCACCGCAGTCTCTACGATTGGGCACGAACTCGCAATGACCAAGCTGACCGGCCAGAAGCCGGTCAATGGCAAGCTGAAGGCAATCAAACTTAGCGATTAGCAAGAAGGGAAGGCAGCACTATGGGTAAGCAAACCCTGTTTCAGATCAGCGAAGACCTCATGGCTTTCGATCAGTTACTGGCCGACCACGACAACGACATCGAAGACCCCGAAGTCCAAGCGGTCCTCGTCCAGTGGGCAAACGAGATCAAGGACAACATGGAATGGAAGGTAGACAACTACGTCGCCTTCATCCAGATCCTGCTCGCCCGCGCCGACGCCCGCAAGGCTGAGAGCAAGCGCCTCGCGAACCGGGCCAAGGTGGATGAGAACACCGCCAAGAAGCTCAAAGAAAACCTGATGCACATCTTCGAGTTCCACGGGATCAAGAAGATGGAGACCGCCCGCTTTCAGGTGGGCGTCCAGGCAAATGGCGGCAAGGCCCCGCTCGAAGTGGACCTCGACCCGGAGCAGTTGCCCGATTGGGCGCGCATCGAGGAAACGGTCTACAAGCAGAACTCCGACGCCATTCGCGAGAAGTTGGACGAGTTCGACAAGGCCGGTGATGGTGAGATCCTGCCGTTCGCCCGGATCGGGGAGCGTGGCAAGGGGTTGCGGATCAGGTAGGAACGCTGGAGTGCGCTTGTGGTCGTGATCGGCACTGCCCGAAAGGGTAGGGGTTCGACTCCCCAGACCACTCGCGCACTCCTTTTTGCACGGGAGGCAAAAGTGATCGGACAAGACAAGCTCTGGCATTTCAGCATTTGCGCGGCCCTGACCATCTTTGGGGCCGTGCTTGTTTCGTTGCCGTGGGGCACCACGGTGGCTGCGGCCTGGGGGATCGGCAAAGAGGCTTACGACCTGTACCTCGGCAAGGTGAAGAACGTGCCGGGGAAGTACTGGTCGTGGGCTGACCTCGTTGCCGACGCCGTGGGGATCGCGGCCGGTATCGTCGTGGTTCACATGCAGCAGACCCCGGCCATCGTGGTGTGCTGCATGTGGGCTATCCTGATGATGTCCGTACTGGGGGGGGGGAGACAATGAGTAAACACGAGAGCGACTGTAATTGTCAGGCCTGCCTGATGGACGAGCGCAATGGGCTTGAGGCACGCATCACCGAGCTTGAAGCCAAGAACAGGCGGCAACGGGAGGCGTTGGAGATCGTGCGCGATTGCGAGGACTGTCCAGACCCGGACGGCAAGTGCGAAGGCGACGACCCGGACGTCTGGTATTCTGGTAAGTGCTTGTACTGCATCTGTGTGGATGCCCTCGCCGGGGAAGGGGGAGAAGATGA